AAGGCCGGAGATTTTAGATCAAAGATAGTTTGAAAGCCGGGCGAACGCCATAAGAGTACGAAGCGCCGCTGGTGATAGCATAGCCGACGCCGTTCACAAGGGCGAAGGTCGCCGTGCTCGCGACATCGCGAAGCCTGTCGGCAAGCCAGTACCATTCCCATT